CCACCCAGAAACCAGTAAGTTTAGCTGGAGTAGCCATGAAGAACAGCAGCTCCCCCGGTGACATAATCCTGGATCCATTCGGAGGATCAGGATCCACAATCATCGCCGCCGAACAACTCAACCGCCGCGCCTACCTAATGGAATTCACCTCCTTATTCTGCGATGTGATAATCCACCGCTGGGAACAATTCACCGGCAAAAAAGCAGAGCAGGTGACCTGAAATGGCCAAGTTAAAACTCACACCCGAACTCGAAGAGGAAATCCTGAACCTCATCCGCGCCGGGAATTATGCCAAGGATGCCTGCCTTGCGGTTGGCATTGATGAGTCCACATATTACCGATGGCTTCGCACAGGTGAAAAGGCCAAGAGTGGCAAATTATACAAGTTTTACCAGTCAATACAAAAAGCCCGGGCCTTTGCCCGCGCCCATAAGCTTGAGAAGGTGAATGATGCCATTGATGATGGTAACTGGCAGGCTGCGGCTTGGTGGCTTGAGCGCACAGATCCTGAACATTGGGGCCGCAGGTCCCGGGTAGACCTGGAGGGCCAGGTAGATTCTAATGTGAAAGGTGAGGTTGAGCATAAAGGAAAAGTAAAGGCGGTCTTGCCCGATGGCATCTCTGAAGAGGTCGTTGCAGAGTTTGGACTGTTCATCGCTAAGCGGGGAGCAACTGGATCTGCTGAAGACTCTGAGTCCGAAGACGATCGCGAAGTATAGTATTCCTTTCTTCGCCCGCTATTACCTGGACCTGGAAGTACCGGACCATCAGGTGGCCTGGTATGATCGGATCGGCCAGTTCCCCTTAACTTGGGTTATAAGTCCCAGGGATCATGGGAAAACCACAACCATTCCCAGAGTATATGCGGAGCATGAAACCCTTTACAAACAAGATTTTAATGTATTATTACTTGCCAAAACGGCCACTCAGGCCCAGAAGAACTTGGAAGTAGTGGAAGCAGATCTGGACACCAATGATAAGTTGTGGGCTGACTTTGAGGATGAATTATCAGATTTTCGGAAACGGAAGAATCAAATATGGTATAATCGGAGGCGGATCCAGCGGGATGCCACCATTGAAGCCGACGGCCTATTAGGCGCGATCACTGGTGGCCACTTCCATCTGATTCTTCCGGATGACCTAATAGACGATGCCAACACCAGAACCGAACAGGCCCGGAAACAGCCCTTGGACTGGTTTAATGGTACGGTAATGCCGCTCCTGGAACCTGATGGCCGGGTGATTGGGACCGGGACCCGGAAGCATTATGATGATATGTACCAGGAGCTCATCGAGAACTCTTCCTGGTATGTGATAGAAGAAAAAGCAGTCCTACAATGGCCGAAAAAGTGGGAGATTGTTTATAAAACTGTTGACAAGAAACAGGTCGCCGTTGGTGTTAAAAATATCCAGGGCAGTTATCAGGTGTTATGGCCTGAGAAATGGCCTATTGAGAAGCTCATCCTGAAGCAGGAAGCGATGGGTCCCATCTTTTTTAACAGAGAATATCAGAACGACCCCTCAGGACTCAAAGGACGGATCCTCAAAGAAGCCTGGCTTAAATACTATGAACCAATCGTTCAGGAAGATGGCGAATCAACAAAGAGTTATCTTCGTCGCCTGAGATCCTGGCTCGGCCAGTTCAATATCTATATGAGTGTTGATGTGGCCAGTGAGGCCAAGGAAACCGCTGATTTTACAGTTATAACAGTTTTCGGCATTAATCATCGCGAGGATTTATATGTTATTGATTGGATCCGGGACCAGATAGAATTCCCCGAGCAAGTTAATCTGATTGTGGAAACCGCCCGCAGATATAATCCTGAGAAGATAGGCATAGAATCCACAGGGTACCAGCGGGTTCTGGGTCAACATATCCTCAGCGTGAACTTCTTACCCATAGTGCCGGTTGAAACTGGGATCCTCAGCAAAGACACCAGGATCATCAACTCATCAGTTCACTACTACAATGGGAAAGTATATCTCCCCACACAGCACCCCGAACTTAATAATTTCATAACTGAATATTCAGCCTTTCCCAGCGGGGCTACAAAGGATATGCTGGACAGTATGGATATCGGATTCAGATTCTCACAATACCGAAGAGGTGGAGGATACAGCCAATCCGATAAAAAATACGATAAATTCCAAGATGATTTTGAGGAGGACGATTATTTTGACATTTAATCCTGAAGAGTATTTCCATTTGAATAGCAGGCCATTAATGGAAGTTCAAGCCACAAAATCGCCCCGCCAATTGGGGGGAGAAATGAGTAAACGCCGGCAGGATTACACTTGGATGAAGGCAATGTTTGGAGGGGAGTACAACCCAGAAAAACTTACTTACAAGGATTATAATGATCTCCTACTGGATCCTTCAGTGAAAAGCAGCCTCCTATTCATTACTTATGCCTTGTTACAGCAAAGGTGGAGCATCACCCCAGCAAGTGAGGATAAAAAGGATTACGAGATTGCAGAGTTTGTAAAGAAAAGTTTTAAAAACATGCAAATTATCCCCATGAGACAAGTCCTGAAGGATAGTTTCTCGGATCTAAAATATGGGTATAGTGTGGCTGAGAAAGTATGGCGGGTGAAAGATAATGGCACCCCCCAAGTAGTGCCTTATAAAATAAAACCACTCCCCATAGAAACCATCGAGAACTGTTTTGCTTATAATAAATATGGTGAGGTGGAATCAGTAATCCAAAATGTCGGGGATGGCCAACCAATAAAAATTCCCGCTGAGAAATGCATGATTCACACCTTCAATGAGGAGGCAGGTAACAAATATGGATCTCCCATCCTCAAGGAGATCAACAATAATGTTTTCATGAAAAAGCAGATCCTCAAATGGTGGGCGGTGTTCCTGCAGAAACACGAAGCGCCCAACTTGGCAGGGTTCTACGGTACGCAGGGTAACGCTGAGAAGATGCAGCAAATGTTAAATGGTTTTTACGAAGGTAGGATGAACGCAGTCTTCCCTGAAGGCGACCAGGTTCAGGTTATAGAGTCCTCTCACCACGGTGAAGGATTCCTCACAGCTCTCCATTATCATGATATGATCATCCAGAGAAATTTCCTAATAGGCACTCTCCTATTCGGGCAGCAAGAATCCAGCGGATCCTATGCTCAAAGCCAGACTCATTTTGACACGGTGATGATTTTCCTGGACGGCCTCCTGGCAGACCACGCCACTCCCTGGCAATTAGCAACCCAGCAATTAGTAGATTATAATTTTAGTGTTGAAGAATATCCTCAGTTTGGATTCGAGTCATTCAGGCGCAGGGATGTCTTGGCAGTGCTGAATGCTATCCAACCTTATGCTGAAAAATTCATGGTATCCAAGAGCATTACTCAGCAGATTGTTGAAGAAGCCTTGGATGAACTGGGTTTTGATATTTTATTTGAAGAACCCGAAGAGGAAGAATTAAGAAGTGAACCTAATGCGGAGCCCGCACCTTTACCTGAGGATTTTCAACCAATAGAAAATGAGATCCAGCAAGTAGAAGAGGGATTCCCTCAGTTATAAAAACTTAATTTATTCTGATTTTTATGTCCGATGAGATGACCCTGCGCAACATCAACGAGATGAAGCGCTTAATGGCCAATGTCCGTGGTGACATCACTGCCACCGGCCAAAGGGCCAAGAATATGCAGGAATTCGTGGAAAGCATCGGAGTATATACTAATGTTAATCCCCTCACCAGCACCAAACACTTGGACCAAACCAATAAAGTAGTCTCCGGAATCACTGAAGCATTCGATTCCGGTTTCAAAGGCCAAGGAATCGGAGGCCACAGGTCAGTTTACCGAGAGATCTCTCAGAAATACACAATGGGGTATGTCACCAGGATGGGTGATGACATGAAGGACCAACTCCGGGGGATCCTTGCCAAGAACCTGGACAAGGGCCTGGGATGGCAGGAAACCGCCCGGGATATGACTAAAAATGTTGATGGCATGACCCGAAAAAGGGCAGTCCTGATTGCCAGGACCGAATCAGTCAGAGCGAAAAACCTGGGCCAATGGGCCGAACACAAAGAGATGGGATACAAGTACTTTGAAGTACTCCCTCACTCAACCGCGTGTAAAAGGTGCAAAAAAGCTTATATCGGGGTGGTCTTCCCAATGACTGGGAAGTTCACAGTAATGCTCCCACCCCTTCACCCTAACTGCCGTTGCGCAGCCAGATTCTACAAATCAGTCCCTGCTGGTTACAAAGTGGTCCGGCAGGTTCCGAAAGAATTCATGCCTGGCCCAAAACCCAAACCACAACCAAAAGCCCCCAAACCCAAACCTGAAGAAGGACCAATTGATGGCCCTCTTAAAAAAGTATATCAAGGCCCAGAGCTGCGACCTGAGGATAAACAATGGCTCCAAGCGAAGAATGCCGATGAATTGCAGTACGCTCTAAAGTTCAACACTGATCGTCCAGTACATGGAGTAGTTACTAAAGATGGAAAAGTTCATTATGTAACTAAAGGCCCCGATTATGACATTGATGCCTTTTTCAAGGCCCAGATGAAAACAAAATCTCAATATGAAGTCCACAATACTCTGAGGGACAGGAACGATATTGATTTTGATGTTATCACAGATGCAATGAGTCGTTGGATTAAAGCCAGGCCAATACTGAAAGAAGCAGGATTAAAACCTGCTGTGATTAAGAACGAGCAGCGTATTTTCATGGTCACCCCTCACAGCACCCGGGTGATTCAACCCACTAATATTTCTAAGATCCAGAAATTTCTAAAAACTTATAAAGACAACCCTGGCGAGGCACTGCAGGGTTATTACTTAAGAGCCAAGAACACAGAACTCAGGAAATTAAACGCACTGCCTGAAGCTGAAAAGCAAAAATGGCTTAAAGAAATAGGCGGGCAGGATGGTTTTGATGAATGGGTGTGGACTAAAGCAATAAATAATGCTTCAGATGATCTCGGAATTTGGACGCGGGTTTTCACTAATGATATGAAAATATCAAAGTATGGGTCTTCTCACGATTTCTGGTCCTTTAAAGCTATGAGAGATATCCCTTATGAGCAGGAATTGGCCAGGAGAGCAGAATTAGCAAAAAAACAATTGGAAAAAGAAAAAAAGGATCTAAAGATTTCTCAGAAAGAATTGGATAAATTACCACCAAGGTTTCAAGAGATATTGAAAGTAAATGAATTCAGGAATTATTCAAGTTATCCGGATAATGTGAGGAAGGCTGCAAGAGATAATGATATGTGGGTATATCGGGAGCAGCAGTATGGAGAGGACCATGATTTTATCTATATCTTTTGGGATAGAGCAGCCAAAACAGAGGTTCGATGGTATGAAAACGCCGAATCTAATGCGATGCGCCGATATAATGTTCAGTTGACAGAACTACTGAAAGAATATAAGAAAACTCCGATGGCCCTTAGAAAAAGCACTCGTTGGCTTAATTTACAGAATAGTGAGACTGGAAGCGTTTTAGGAAACGCATTATATGGTAGTAACCGGGTGAATATATTTACAGACCACAGTTGCTTATTTAGCAGCGGAGCCGGAAGTTCTACTGATAAATCGTTTAGAGTAGTTCTTGACCACGAAATGGGCCATTGTTTTGATTATCATAAACTTGATGTGATTGCAGAGGATACAGCTTTTCGATTTGCACAGCAGCGAAGATATTATTCTTCTATGCTTAACCAGGATTATTTCAAGGCTGTTCAAAAAGATATTAAATATTTACAGGATCACTATGAGGATAGGTTGATTGATTTAACATGGGGTCCTCATTCTTTCTATCACACGCTGCGCCCATCAAGGAGTGATGGAATCCCTCAGCACTTAGGTCTTGAAAATCAGGACCTAATAAAAAAATATGCTGTGTCAGGTTACGCGAGAAATTGTGTGGAAGGTTCTGGATTAACTGAGAACTGGGCCGATGGAGTCGCAATGGCTTTAAATCAGCCCAGGAAATTTAAAAAGTATTTCCCTAATCAGTACAAGTTTTTAAAACGAGAAATTAAACACTTTACAGATATGAATCCTTCATATATCAATGAAAGAGGGATCATGGAATAGTGATTTATATATTAAATGAAAAACAGAGGATAAGATTATGCCAGACAATTTAGAGGATTCTCAGGAGTTTAAAAGGCTTTATGGCTTGGAAGATATGGTTCCAGTCGCTGAATTACTGCCTGAGGAATTCCACGACCAAGTTCACCCTGAAAGTTTAAAGGTTGAACTGCCCCGTTCTGCTTTCCCTGATGTGAAAGTGGAAGCCCTGGGCGATGAGATCCATCTCTTTAATTTGGAAAAGTCACATGAATTAATTTTTTATCCTATTAGAGATGATCCTGAAAGGCCAATATTAAGGCATAACATATTCATAGAAGGCCCTGGAGCTTATAGCGGTGCTTGTGAAGATTACTTCCAGAATGGCACGGTTAGCCATGGTCAGTTCATCCTTGATTAATTCTATATTTCCCCTTTTTTAGATTTCTGAACATTTCACTACTATTTTGATTTAGATCCACCTTGGATCCTTAGCAGCTGATCCTCAACTTGGTGGACAATTCTCCAATTTTTTAATTGATTTTTGAAAATTGCACAGGAGGTATTTTTTTATTATGGTTTCTGAAAAACCCTGGAGCCAGTTTAAGGAATCCGATTATACTGATGAGCAGTACCGGCGTGCCTGCTTGTATTGTGAACCTGACTGTGACTCCACTGCAAAACAATGCTGCAAACTCCCTGTCCGAGAACCTGATGGTACCTTGAATAAAAATGGTGTTGTCGCTGCCTGGGCTGCCCTCAGAGGCGCTCGGGGTGGGGTGAAAGGATTAAGCGGAACCGCGGCGGCAATTCTGAAAAATAAAATCCGCAAACTATACAAAGAAGCGGGTTTGGAAATCCCAGAGGAAATGAAAGCCAGCCAACCTCCCCCAATGAGTCCCGGGGCCAAAGGAACAATATGGAAGGCCGGTATCCACGGAGTATGGGTTGATAATAAACCCACCCGGGTATTCGCACCCCAATATACCATCCCCGAAACCTACGAATTATGGAATAAAGCCATCGAGGAGAATGGGGGAATCACCCTGGGAATTGACCATATTCCTGAGGAATTAAAAAAACAATACCCGATCCTGGTTAAACTCCTGGAGGCCGGTGAACTGGATCCTCATAATGTTGGCAGGATCCTTGAGATACAAACTGATGGGGAGGCAATATATGCCACCCGATCCGAACACACGAACCCCTTAGTGGCTGAACTTCACGCCCGGGGTGAATTACCTGCTTTTAGTGTGGTGGCACCGTTCACCGCATCACCTTGTGAAACTGGAAAGGCCGATCTGGTCCTCGACCGGTTCACAGGAATTAAAAGAACTGATTATGTCAATGAAGGCGGTTGTGTGGACTGCAAAGTCGGTGCTTTGCCAGAGAACATGATCTTAACTGCGAGATTAAGCACGGAGGATAGTAACATGACTGATGGAAATACTGGAACAGAAGGACAAGAAGGAAACCCTGACCCAGCCGCAGGAGCTGCTGGTGAAGGTGAAGGAAACCCTGAGGGAAACCCTGGAATGCAGGCCAACCCTGCAGGGGCCGGTGAAGATGAAGGTGAAGGTGGTGGTCAGGAAGAAAAAAACAAAAAAGAGGAATTCCCTGGCGCGGCCAGACTTGCCAAGGTGGAAAAGGGCCTGGCAGATATAGGTAAAGCCTTCTCGGAATTCATGGATTCTTTCCAGGAAAAAGGAATCGAAGCCAGCCTTCCCCCTGAGTATAAAGAGAAGTTGGATAAAATCGACAACCTGGAAATAGAAGCCAAGAAGGCACCAATCGCATTCGCGGTTGACAAAGCCATCGAGGCTGGTAAAGTGCTCCCTGTAGATAGGGAAATGATGATATCCGCGGCCCTGGCTGATGAAAAACATGATATCGAAAAATTCAAAACAATGCTTGCCAATCGTCCTGTGATTGTCGATATCAATGAAAGAAGTCGTGGTGAAGGCTTCGGAGGAGAACCTGAAGATGTCCTGGATATTGATTCATTCAGAAAATCCAGGAAATCAGAAGGATACTAAAAATAACTGATAATAGGAGGTATTTTTTATGGTACATAGAGGAAAAAACATCACTGGAAACAAACCCAACGGAACCTTCTTTATCAATGAAGGAACCGCCACTTTCCAAGAAACTATTGATACCCTAATCGGACCTACTCCTGGTGTAATATTCGGCCAGAGAGGAAATGAAGGTCTTGAAGTTGAGATAGATCCCACCGCGGACATGACCTTAAGGCCCCTTACTAATGGTGTGGCCGTTGGCCGAATCACCAGCCGGGATCCTGAAGGACCAATCCCCAAATCAACCAAAACCTGGGGAAACTACCAGCCCCGGAGAGTAAGAGTAGAACTTGACGGTGACCTTGACCGCCTGGAACTTGCAAATGTTCATGCATCCATCAACCCAGGAGATTGTCTGGCTGTGGATCTGACTGATAAACGGAAATATGTAAAGGAAGAGGATGTTCCTACCAACATCTATGCTTTACAGGCTAAAGCCGCGAATCAGGGTGGATTTATACGAGTCTTCAGGAAAGGCTCACCAAGCCAAGTGGCTGCAGACTAATTAAGTTATAATAAAGTTATTGGAGGCATTTCTAATGGCATTACAAGCAGAAATTAAAAGAGAAGATATCCTGAAAAATCAGGGTAACGCACAGTTGTTTGTGACTGATGAGGTGGCCACTGGGCTTACCATAGCACCAACACTAAATAAAATCGTGCAGACTGGGCGCAGATACAATTTTTATACCCGGGAAAAAACCTCGAAGCAGATATTCCAGGATTTCTTTGCAGAAGAACCTATCGAAACCGCTAAGGGCGCACAATTAATCGAAGTTTCAGGATCTGAACAGACTCCTGAAAGCGTTCCCTTACTCAGTAAAGGGTTCAGATACATTGTTATCAAAGAGGATTATGAGGACTCTCCAGAATCTTTCCTGATGGATATAGAGGATATGTGTTATGTGATCGTGGCTGCGATTGAAAACTCAGTAAAAGATGCTGTGAACGCCAACGCACCCACTCCTTCATCCCGGGCAGATCTACATGATGGACCTTGGGATGACAGTACCATGATCGCTGAGGATCTTCGCGGATTCCGGAATGATATGCGACACAGGGGAATCAGAGGCCGTCTTGACCTTTTATTCCACAGTGCAGACAGCTATGATAACCTTGGAAATTATATTATCAGAACTGAAGGAATTCAGAACCTGAAGGAAGAGAATGATGTAATCGATTATGGATCAGTGAAAAACACCTTCGCTGAGTTTGGTCCTGCATCAGGTCAGACTTTCGGATGGCCCAGCGCAGCACCTCCAGGTGCGATTGTGTACAGGAAAATTCCAGGAGCTTACACTCCTATTAAATCCAAAGAGGGAACTGAACCCTATCTGCCGGTTATTAACATGAAGATAATCGAATCAGATGGTGATGGTATGGATCCGGTCCTTGATATAAGGTTCGGAGCTCACTGGAGTGTTCCTATAATGCGGAAAAACAATATCTTTAACAAAACCGGAATCTAAAGGGATAATCTCCCTTTTATATTCCTTTTTTTTAAGGAGGTAGATGTTATGTCATTACTTTTGAATAAATCGCAGATTATGCACTTTTGCAGGAACATTCCCGGCCTTGTTTCAAGAATATGGGATGAACTCGAGGCCCTGGATCGCAAAAGCAAAGTCCAAGTTTATATTCCCCCTGATGCCGCGGCTGGCAACCTATGGGAAAGGGCTATTTTCAAAGCACCCGCAGATGGAACCATAGTTGATATTTTAGTCGTTCCGGACAGTGATATCGGCCAAGCGACTAACTACATGACCTTAGATGTTCAGAATAAAGGCAGTGATGGTAATGGAACCACCAGCTTGGGCCTCCGAGCAGTGAACAGCACCAACCCCATCGAAGGAATGGTAGGAGTTGACCTGGTAACCACCAATGCACCAATCACTGAGGGCCGAGTTTTATCACTTAAAAAGACCATCACAGGCTCTGGCCAGATCTGGCCTGGTGGAATGGTCCAAGTGAACTTTACCAAACAATAAATGGTGATCTAATTGGCCCATTATGGGAATGAGGATTCAGTCCGCACTTGGCTGAAAGCCTTCGATGATGATGAGCAGCTCTCCCCTGAGATAGTGGAAGAGGCACTTACCTCCGCCGATGATTTTATCAACAGTAAAATCGATGAACAGAGTGTTCCCTCAATTACACCCAGGGCGTTGGTCAGTGCAGCGAATTACTGGGCGAAGATGGAAATCCTCGATGCCTTCTATAATACTGAGGAAGATCGCAGCCCCACTGCTATAACTTACGAAGAAAAGGCCAGAGAACGCCTGGATCAATATATCAAAGAGAACCCCGCCCAAATCGAGGAGAAACGATACAGCGGCTGTCACACACCCAGCGATTATCATTTCAGGAAAAGCAGCAGCGGATATGTGGATCCTGATCGTTGGTGATTTATTGTGTACTATGAAATGGTTCTTACCAATGAGGACGATGTAATCCACGCCCTGGAAACCAAAGCCGACAGGCTGCCAAGGATGGCCCAAGAAACGGTTTATGATATTGGAAACGCCGTCCGGAACGCGGCAATAGGTCGAGCTCCAGTAGTCACCGGGTTTTTGAAGAACAGCCATGTTTTCGAGTTATTATCTCCTTATGAAGGGATCATGTATCCCGACGCGCCTTATGCTCCTTTTGTAATCCTTGGCCATAACATAGTGGCCCGAGGAAGGAGAGGGGGCCGTTGGCACATGAGAAGGATCACCGGCCGAACTAAACCCAACCCTTACTTGAAAGAATCAGTAGTGACTGCTGGTCCTGAGATCCAAAAGATCCTCGGAAAATTCACCGCCTGGATGGAGGCATAGATTTTATGGAAGACCAAATAACAAATCTGCTCGCGCAGAAGGCACAGATGACCTTGGAGGCAATGATTGACATAGAAGATGGGCAGGAGATCTCATTATTTGAAAAAGTGACAATAGGCCGACAGGAAAAGATCGCACAGTACAGCAAGCCCACTACTGAGATCATGATCGACGACGAGAGCGAATTTCTTTATACTTTCCAGAAGCATCACCGCAGCCGCAGTACGATTCTCCTGATTTCTATATTTGTTAAGGGATTGACCGAGGCGGCTGAGAAGAAAAAACTCAACCTGAAGGATCTGGTGATAACCGAACTGGAAGACAATCCCACCTTTGATGACCTGGGGATCAGTAGTCAGATTATTGGGGTTGAGAATGGTGTCCGAATGGAAGGAACTGGTAAAACTGCCAAGTTATTCTCAGCGGCCAGGATCCGGGTTAAAGTGAAACTTTCGAATCCTGCGGGAAACCCCACAGGACCTTAAAAAATAAAATAAAATAATATGGAGGTATTATTATGGGTAAATATCAGTATCTCGGCGACTATCCTGGAATCACTGATGGGATCGGCCCCGCCACCCCTGGTGAGGTTAAGGATCTTAATGAAGACCAGGCGAAAATCGCAGATAAAAGCACTTTCTGGAAAAAGATGGAAGATAAGAAAGCAAAAGGAGGCAATAAGAAATGATAAGTGGAAAAGCCCTATATGTCGGGATGGCCCACCAGGATGTTTGGGGAACTCCCGAGACTACTCTCAACCGGTTTCTTCCGGTGACTGCCCGGCCTGGCCTGAAAGCAAAACCTAATTATGAATATCCTCAGGAACTCAGGAAAACACACGACCGCCGATACTCTAAAATAAACAAAGGAGTAGAAACCGGTGGAGATGTTAAGATGACCTGCTATCCGGGAGGAGGGTTAGAAGACTGGCTATTTTTAACATTCGGAGAAGTAGAGACAACCCAGGAGGGATCAACCGCTGCATATAATCATGCATATTCCAGAGGTTTCAACGCGCCTTACGCAACCCTCGGGATAGGATACCAATCACTCAATATGGAAACCTTCTTCAATGTGATTGTCAGAAGCCTGGAATTAAATTTCCAACCTAACAATGTGATTGATTTAACAGCCGACCTTTGGGGATCATTTGGAGGAATATCCCAACCAGAGGTAGCATCTCCTGTTTATGGGACCTCCCGGCCACTCACAGCTCCCGGGGTGCAAATGACCCTGGGCGGATCGGTGAACACTGACATCACCCAGTGCAAAGTTAAAATAGACAGAGGAACCATCAGGAAAGGGGTCCTTGCCAGGGGCCTTGAGAGTTGGAAAGGAAATTATAACACGATGGATGTTACCGGCCAACTTACAATGCTCTTCAATAACTGGGATGAGGTTGAATATTTCTTCGGAGCCACAGATTCTGTGAATTTCTCAGAAGATAACCTGATAACCGGAAGCGCCCGCGCCTTACAGATTGAAACCCTGGGCCAGACCATAGTTCCAACCCCCCCTCACAGAGACACCCTGCTCTTGGATATGCCTAAAATCAGTTACGATGCGATGGAGATCCAGTCACCTTATGATGACTTAATTACTATGCAATTTGATTGGTCTGCGACTTATGATTCAGCAGCCACCAAGACCATAAGCGCTGCTGTAAAATCAACACTGACAACGATCGCGTAACTACTC